GAATCTCAGGAGGATACTGTGAAGTCAACGGGCCTGGAAGGCCTGTGTACGAAGTGTTCAATCAACAAGAAAGAAAAATCCAAGAATTCGTAACAACAAATGACTCTAAAACTGAAGGTATTAGAGCGCTTATATACGATGTTCAAGAACAGAAGTTAGAATTACCGTCAAAGGAATTATTTCCGTATTTATATAACGAGTTAAACGCATATACATACAAAATGAATGCCACTGGAACAGTATCATTTAATGCACCAAGTGGTTTACATGATGACTGTATAATGTCTTTAATGTTAGCAAATCAAGCAAGACGTAAGCTTGCATTCTCCAAAAGTAAATTGTACATTGGAGGAAAGAAACCACAACCACAACAATATTATTAACATGGGATTTATATTTAAAAGCGATCAACCAGAACAATCATTACCACCAGTAAAGGTAACAACATTATCAGTAAATGAACCTGTAGAAGAAAATTTAACACAGGAAATATTTGCTGAAGGTGAAGAGGAAAAATTAGCAATTCAATTTATAGAAGAAAACGAATTATACACTAAGTTTCTTTTGTGGTGCGGAATGCAGGATCAATTAAAAAAATTAAACAATAGCTTGGATCAGGAAGATTAAGTTATTATATTTATTCACGTATTAGGTTTTATGTCTGCCAATGTTTTTCCTAATATCTAGTAGCGCGTAATGGGGAGGTGCATAACTTTATATCATTCTTTTAGGACTTATTTTCCGTAATTCCTCCCCGCGCTACTTTTTTTAAAATTTCTTGCCGAAGAATTTGGAGACCCGAAAGGGTCTTCGTACATTTACCGTATAATAAAAAATAAAAGTTATGTTTAAAACACAATTAGTTACGACAAAAGGAGATTCAATTAGAACATTTATCTCAAGTTCACGCCCTGCAACACGTTTTGGTTCTGAAGGAGTAGAAATCACTTACACTGACAGCGATACTAGCTTTACTATTATGGGTAGCTGGAACGTTATCATTGAAAAGATTGATGAAAAAGAAATACCTAGTTTGGTAGAATCAAAATAATTTTTTATATTATTAGAGTATAACTTCTAGCCCCTAATAACTGCAATTGAACCCCGAAAGGGGTTCTTTTGTACAATTTAAAATTCGAAGCTTTAAACCACAATATTTATAATCAAACAAATATGAAAGTAAAAGTATCAATACCAGAATATTTCCAAGTAAAGCACTATAAAGCGCTTACAACATTGGCTTCACTGGATGAGGTAGAACAGATGGTTCACACCATTTGTACTATTACTGAAACACCTCATGAAGAAGTAATGAAATGGGATATAGGTTCAGTTGTAGAAGTATATGGTGTAATTAATAAAATTATAGCTGATACTAAACAATCGTTTCACCCTATTATTGAATGGAATGGTCAATTATGGGGATTTAGAAACATGTCTAAAATGAAGTTTGGTGAGTATATTGACTTAGATAGTTTAGGTAAAGATACAGAAAAAAACCTAACATCAATTTTAGCTATATTGTATCGTCCTTTAACTAGTAATAAAATTAAGGATGGACAATTTATACTTAAATCAACAATCAAAGCATTAAAATATGATGTTGAAAATGTATTTGATTATTATGATGTAGAAGAATATGATCCTGAAGTTCGTAAACAACGTACCTCAGAATTTGAAAATTTCCCTCTAGAAATAGCAATGGGCGCTATGGGTTTTTTTTTAGATACCAACGCAATGTTATTGACAAATTCTCAAGCATATTCCCTAAAACAGATAGAGGAGGTGATCAAGACGGAGACGAAGAAACTGAGCAAGATCAAACGTCGATATCTCAACACTATGGTTGGTTATATACACTCTACCAACTTGCTGAGACGCCCATCTTATCCATTACAGGAGATAAATCACTTACCGACCTAAATGTGATATTTGTTTTTAACTATTTATCACTAAAACACGAAATAACTTTAGAACAAGAACAAAAACTAAAACAATCAACATGGAAGAAGTAAAAGAAACAACAGTATTAGACGGAGCAGGTGTATCAAAGGCCAAAGTAAAATCCGTTATAAGCGATTTAGAAGCGTCTATTATCGCGAGAAGTGAAAAATTAAATATCCCCGCGTTAGCTTCATTTTTCAGCGTTACTGAAGATGTAGTTAAAGCAGCATTAGCAAAAAAATAACAAATGGCTGATTTTCCAACATACCAAAATATTGTAGAGCAATTTAGAACTGCTTGTACACAACATTTGGCTATTAAAACCTTTGAGGAAGGTAGTATTGATCGTTTAGATTCATTATTACAAAATGTAAAATATACATTTGCTTTCCTTCGCCCATTACAATCTCAGGGTATGGTATTAAATGCAAATGGTGTTTCAGGTGCACGTGCACTAAATTTTGAGTTTTACATGATGGATATTCCACAGTTAACTGATACTGATGTATTAAAAATCCAATCACAATGTGAAATTAATATTTACGACATTATTGCTTGGTTTAACTTAGGACAATCACAACAAGTTGAGTATGTTACTTTAAACAGTATACTACCTTTATACGAATCATTTAATGATAGAGTAGCTGGATGGGTAGCAAATATTACTGTTAATACTTACGCCACATTAGATTTCTGCAATTTCCCTAAATTATAATGGCAACTGAATATACCATATTTCAAGCAGCATTAACTCAATTTGGTAAACAGATTGTTAATGAAATGCGCAACATCCTGAAACGTAATAATAATGACAATACAGGTCGATTAAGCGATTCAATTCAGGAAACAGTTGAAGGAGATAAACTTCAAATTAGAATGCTTGGATATGGTAAATGGGTTAATAATGGAGCAGAACGTGGTCCAGGTAGAGTACCTCCAATTAAAGCAATTAATGCTTGGATTAATAAAAATGGTATTACACCTAGAGGTAAAGTAACAGCAAAACAATTACCTTACGTTATCCAAGCGTCTATAGGTAAAAGAGGACAAACTCGACGTGAGGCATATCCATTCATTCAACCCGCAATTGATAACGTTTTAAAAACGGATTTAGACAGCTTATTTGGTAAGGCAATAGCTGAAGAAATAGAAACAATGTTTACAAAGACAAAGAAAAAGTAAAATGGCGATTACTATAAATCAATACGCAAGTACACCTAACATGGCCAATGCTGATTTGGTATGGGAGGTATCTTCAAATCAATCAACACAACCACAATACCAATACATTTGTGTACTTAAGGATGGTTGTAACAATACATTAACAACAGTAAAACAACAACCAAACCCTAGTGGATATGGAGTATTTGACTTAGGTAGATTAGTAAAACAATATCTAAGTTATGATGCTGAAAAGGACTTATTTGAAGGTGGTGTTGATGGATACTTTCAAGCAAGTAGAAATACAGCTAAATTTTTTAAAGTAGTATTTGGTGAGGAGTATGGTACATCACCTAGTTCGTCTGTAAACGTTTATAACGGTATAACAAACGCTACTACTGGTAGTCCATCATATTCCGGTTCTACTGCAAATTATTACTTTATAAACGGTGTTTTAGACCCTAACTACGGTTCATTTAACTGGAATACTAGTTCATTCTTTATTCCTAGATTAACACCTTCAAGTCAATCATTTGATTATAATGTTTGTTTAACAGATGCTCCACGTACACAGTATGCTCGTAGTACTGATTATTTAACTGTAAGTGCATTGAATGGTAATTTTAATGCTAATACAACTTCATCACAGGACATTTATGCAATGCAAGTTACTTTGTATACTGCATCTGGTGTTTATTTTGATACAGAATATACTAACGTAGCTAACTCTGCATATAATCCAGGACCTAGAACATCTGATACTCAATTATTTTCATCAGTTAGTACAATAAATGTTTGTACAAGTTCATTAGGTCAAAATAGACAAACATCAGGTTCATTGTTAATTCACATGACAATAGGACCTCAAAATATTACAAACTTACTTGATCATGATTTATCAACAATTCCTTGGACTCATTATACAGTAAGATTAACAAATCAAAAACAAACCGGAAGTGCACCATTTGGTAATCCAAGTGGTAGTTGGGATGAATTTACAATTTACAAAACAGATGGTGCTTGTGACTATAATGGTGTAAGATTTGCCTTTATTAATAATTATGGAGTGTGGGATTGGTATACATTTACATTAGCAGATGCTAAACAATATGGCTTTGATAGAGGTGTTTATAAGCAGAATTTTGTTAATTACAGCACAAACACTACATCAGTAACTTACAATCGTACTAGACGAGGTAATGGTACATTTTACACAAATATAAGTGAGGACTTTACTGCAAATAGTGATTGGTTAACACAAGAAGAAGCTGATTGGTTAGAACAATTATTTTACTCACCTAACGTGTATATACAAGATGGTCTTAATATGTTACCCGTTGTAATTACATCTGGTGGTTTAACAACTAAAACCAACCCACGTACTCAAAAGAACTACCAATTAACAATTACTTATCAATTAGCAAACAGCAAACGAGCTAGATAATGACAAATCAATATAGTGTAATTTTACGTGCAATAAACGACAAACAACAAAAGTTTGATCTTGAATTAACTAATTCACCTGATTTCTTACTTGATATCTCTGCTATTGAGGCAGGTGATATAGGTAAGATATTTGGTATTAGTACTCAAGAATTTGCATTACCAGGTACAGATATAAATAATCAATTCTTTAACAACGTATTTGATATGGGTACTACACCTGCTGTAGGTTTAACTCATACAGTACCTTGTCAAGTATTAGTTGATGGTCAAGCAGTATATACAGGTAAATTATACTTAACATCAGTAGTTACTGATCAAGAAAATGATGTAGTTTATAATTGTGCTGTAGTAAACGAAACAATAGATTTTAGAGCACGTATAGATAATCGTGCATTAGCTGATTTAGATTGGTCAGCATATAATCATACTTATAACTGGACTAATATTTCAGCATCTTGGAATGACCAATTACTTAATGGTAATGTTTTTTATCCATTAGTACATTATGGTAAAGATCCAAATAATTCAAATAGTGCGCAATTAGAATTTGGTGGTGGTAATTTTCAAATAGATAACCCAAATTATCCTCTACTTGTAACTGATTTTAAACCTGCTATTAAGGCAAAAGCAGTAGTTGATACAATATTTTCTTCAAGTGGTTTTACATATGAATCTAATTTCTTTACTAGTTCATTATTTAACCAATTGTATTTACTTCCTACAAGTAATAATTTTAAAGGTGCTTCAGTTAATAGTACTGTAACACAATCATGTTATGTTTACCCTACTACAAACCAAGATATTGTTTGGCAAACACCTACAACAGTAGTATTTGATCAAGAAATTTATGATAATGGAAATAACTTTAACGTTTCTACTAACAAATATATTGCTGACGTAGGTGGTCAATATACTGTTAACGTTGTTATTCCATTCAATATTCAACAATTTGCAGGTGTAGACCCTGATAGAGAAGTTATTATTCAAGTATTTAAAAACGGTGACTGGTCAACAGGTACTGAAGTAGCATTTTTCTACAAATACTTAAAAAATATAAATAACGGTACAATTGGATTTAATCCATTTACTGTAACACTAGGTAGTGGAGATACACTTGAGGTATCTATTACATTTAGCGCAACTCAAAATACAGAAGAATTTAGAGTATTTTCAGGACAAAATACATTTTTAAAAGTACAAGGACCTCCAGGTGTTCAAGGTGGTACTGTAGAAATGGGATTACAATTCCCTGATGATTTTAAAGTATTAGATTTCATGAATGGTTTGATTTCTAAATTTAATTTAGTAGTTGAACCCAAAGCTAATTCACGTAATACACTTGTTATTGAACCATTTAATGATTGGGTAGATAGAGGTGTAGCTAAAGATTGGACAGAAAAAGTAGACAGAAACGTTAAATGGGAAATTAGACACCCGTTAGGACAACAACCTAAGAATTTGTTATTTACAGATCAAACAGATGAAGACGTAATTAACAAATATCAAAATGCTACTTATAGAAACACATACGGAGAAAATACATACAGTTCAGATTCAGATTTAACTGATGGTGATAAGAAAATCGAAACACCATTTGGTGCTACACCTGTTAAAGCGATTCCTAATTCACAAACAGTAGTTGTA